GTAAGAATCATAGGGGCTGCGGAGCAGTTCTATCGGAACGTCGTAAAAAAACTCGTTACACATAGGAGAAGTAAAATGCCAGGAAGTAGAGTTAATTTAGGAAATGGGGGACATAAATCCTCTAAACGCCCTGCGATGAAAAAATCTAAGGGCAATGCCATGAAAAAGGCTAAGGGCGGCGCGATGATGAAGCCTCCCGGTATGAAAAACGGTGGCGGTCTTGAAATGACCGAAGTTGGTGGCAAAAAAGTTCCAAAATTTGCTGCTGACGGCAAAGGCGCTAAAGATTTAATGAAAAAAACTAACGGCGGCGCTGTCAAAAAAGCCAAAGGTGGCGCACTAATGAAGAAAAAGAAGCCTACGGGCGGATGATTAGTGGCCTATTTGATAAGCAACATCCCGTATTTTAAATGCTGGGTGCGAAAAGAATTTACATGTGACCACCAGCGATACCACGGTGAGTTTTTACATGCGCTTGCTATAGCGGTAAACACAATTCCAGATAGATCTTTAAGTTTTCAAGTGGTTTTTACTGGAATTACAGACACTTCCGATGACGTTGAATCCAACGTCCACGGGGGAGCGATGTGGGCACGTATGCCAATACAAGCATTGGTAGCTGATGTGCCTTTAGATGATTGGCCTGACAGGATGGAAGACCATCTTTGTCAGCCGTGGGACTGCGAGTCTATTGATCACAGTGTGATTGTTATAGACCGTGTTAGCTCAAGCCCGTGGATAGCTAAAGTTAACCACGAGTTTTATGAAGCGCGGTATGTCATGACTATAGATTATACCGGCAACAGTATTGCAGACTCTCCAGATCAGCATAAACAAAGTCATTTGTTATATCTGACAGAGGGTCCGTGGGCAGGTAATATGGTGGCACTACCAAATAACCGGGTAAGAGCCACTTCGCCCGCGTTATGGAACACAGGTGACGGTGCGCCTGACTTTACGCCCAGCCAATATACACACACAGCGGAGGGGCACAGTAGTTACACAGACCCAAACATAACGTTTGATAATCTGTATTCGGAAGGAGTGGAGTGACATGACTACTTCAAGTTCAACAGACTTTGAGTTAGATGTAAGTGACTACATCGAAGAAGCCTATGAACGCTGCGGGCTAGAGGTCCGCACCGGTTATGACCTTAAAACTGCAAAAAGGTCGTTGAACTTGATGTTGGCTGATTGGGCAAACCGGGGTTTGAATCAATGGACTATTGACCAAACAACGGTTTCTCTCACGGAGGGCACTGCTGAATATACGCTTGGAGCGTCTACGATTGATGTGTTGGACGCGGTTATACGAAGAAGTGGCACCGATTTTGCGCTGGAAAGGATTAGTAGAGGTGATTACATCAATATACCTACTAAAACCACTAAAGCGCGACCTTCTCAGTTTTTTGTAGACCGGCAAATAAATCCCGTTTTGAAGCTGTGGCCTGTGCCCGAAAACAGCACCGATACGGTGATTATTGACAAGCTTGTTCGCATGGACGATGCCGATACGTTTACAAACACTATGGACCTACCTTTCCGGTTTTATCCGTGTTTGGCGGCAGGATTAGCTTATTACTTGGCTATGAAACGAGCCCCAGAAAGGGTTCAACTATTAAAAGCCGTGTATGAAGAGGAGTTTGATCGGGCGGCTTCTGAGGATAGGGATAGGTCTTCTTTCAACATACAGCCTTCAATGGCCTATTCAAGGGTGCTGTGATGGCTAGATTTGCTAACGGAAAGTTTGCTTACGGAATATCAGATCGTTCCGGGTTTCGTTACAAGCTCAACGAAATGAAACGTGAATGGACCGGCATGTTGGTTGGTCCGGATGAATATGAGCCAAAGCAGCCACAATTAGAGCCCCGCAGGAAGGCTGTTGATCCGCAGGCTCTTTTGAATCCTAGACCGCAGCCCGAAAACCCAACCAGTGCTTTTTTAGTCAAAACAACGAACAGTATTCGTTATCTGGGAAATGGTAATTGGGCTACAGCTGGGGTGGCGCAACTACCCTCTGAATTGACAAATACGGATGCCCTGGAGGGTTCCGTAGGGTCTGTTACGGTGACAACGACATGAGCTTCACTTACGCAGAACTAAAGCAGGCCATAAAAGACTACACGGAAAACGATGAAACGACGTTTACCAACAATATTCCTGTTTTTATTCGGAATGCAGAAGAGCGGATTCTCAAAAATGTGCAGCTTTCTGAGTTTCGTAAAAACGTCACGGGTAGCTCAACCACCTCAAATAAATTTTTAGATTGCCCATCTGACTTTTTAGCGCCTTTTTCATTGTCTTTTGAGGTTTCCTCATCAAAAGTTTTTGTCGAGTACAAAGACGTTAACTTCTTACAAACGTTTCATCCTGATGCTAGTTCGACGGGAACGCCCAGATATTATGGGCTATTTGACAGTAGTAATTTTATTCTAGCTCCAACACCAGATGCGGCACTTGTTGCAGAGTTACACTATTTTTACCGCCCTGCCAGCTTGACCAGCTTGAGTGACACAAGTCAGTCGTGGCTTAGTGAAAACGCCCCTCTGGCGCTGTTATATGGCAGTTTGCTAGAGGCTTATACCTTTATGAAAGGTGAGCAAGATGTTTTGGGTTTGTACGCTTCTCAGCTGCAAAATGCACTAATTGCTCTAAAACAATTTGGAGAGGCTAAAGAGGTAACCGACCAATATATGACGGGCTTGGTTATAAGACCTAAACAATGAACTTTGAAGGGGTTACACTATCACCGGGCATAGTTGAAGTTCAGACTACCCAACATCGTGGCTTCACTCCTGAAGAGGTTGCTGAACGGTGCTTAGACAAGCTTCTCAACATTTCTGATACGGCACCCCCCGCTATTAGAGATCAAGCAATAGCTTATAAGGAGCATATGAGAGCGGTTCTTGTCTTTTATATGAAAGAAGCCGTTCAAAGTGACAGAACTACTGTTAACAACGCTTTGCTTGATGCAGGGCATAAAGACTTGGCTGAACTTATCAGGAGATTATGACATGGCCTTCTCAGGAAACTTCATGTGTACCTCGTTTAAGCAGGAACTGCTCCAGGCGAAACACGATTTTACAAATAGCTCTGGCGATACGTACAAGCTGGCAATGTATACCAACTCAGCCAGCTTCAATGCGGCAACCACGGCGTATACAACCAGTAATGAGATCAGCGGAACAGGCTACTCAGCGGGTGGGGGAACACTGACTAACGTGACTCCGACTACCTCGGGAACTACGGCCTTGACCGACTTTGCCGACCTCACGTTCTCCAGCAGCACCCTGACAGCGCGTGGAGCCTTGATTTACAACACCACGGCGGGTAGCGGGAGCGGAACTACAAACACAGTTCTTGTTTTGGACTTTGGCGCGGATAAATCGTCTAGTTCAGGTGACTTTACGATTGTGTTTCCAACGGCTGACGCATCTAACGCTATCATTCGGATTGCATAATCATGGCCTTGGTCGTTGCTGATCGCGTAAAAGAAACCACCACATCGACAGGTACAGGCGCGATTTCGCTTGCGGGTGCAGAACCCAACTTCCGCACCTTTGCTTCTGTCCTGTCGGATGCGGATACCACCTACTACGCCATCATTGATGACAGCAACCTTGCTTTTGAGGTTGGTCTAGGCACCTATGCAAGTAGCGGCAACACAATAACCCGAACCACGGTTCTTGCCAGTTCCAACAGCAACAATGCTGTGAACTTTAGTGCGGGAACCAAAGATGTGTTCCTGACCTACCCTGCGGATAAGTCTGTAAACAGAGACGCCTCGGGTAATGTGTCTGTTAGCGGCGGTGTAACTGCAACGTCCTTTACGGGAAACATCACAGGTAATGTCACAGGTGATGTCACAGGTGATGTTACGGGCGCTGTGACAGCCACTCAGGTAGACCTGACAGGGCAGGGTGACCTGCGGTTACAAGATGCCTCTGGCGGTCAGTACGTTGCATTACAGGCTCCAGCTACCGTGGGGTCTAGCTTTACGTTTACCCTGCCTTCTGCCGATGGTAGTGCCGATCAACTACTCAAGACTGATGGCTCTGGCAATCTTAGCTTTACTACCATCAACGCCTCTCCTAGTTTCTCAGCAACAGCATCAGGAGCCATATCAAATGGCAATCCAGTTGTTGTAAACGCTGATGGAACGGTTAGTGCTGTTGCAACAGAAAGTGCTAGTCAAACCGCTGGTACGCACGTTGAATTTGAAGCCGGAAGCACCACTTGGCCTTGGGCGGTTTATGATTCTAACGCCCAAAAAGTAGTAATCGCTTATCAGGATGGAGGTGATTCCGATTACGGTAAAGCTGTTGTTGGAACCGTAAGTGGTACGTCAATTAGCTTTGGCACCCCAGTTCAGTTTAACGCTGGGTACACTTCTCGTATCGCAATGGCATATGACGCTAATGCCCAAAAGGTAGTAATTGTTTACAGAGACTCTGGAGATAGCGATAAGGGCAACGCTGTTGTAGGAACAGTCAGCGGCACATCAATTAGTTTTGGCACAGAGGCTACTTTTGAAAGCGGTGGCACACAGCACATTGGCATTGCCTATGACGCTAACGCTCAAAAAGTGGTAATCGTTTATATGGACGAAAACAACTCTAGCTACGGCACTGCTATCGTGGGAACGATTAGCGGGACAGATATTTCTTTTGGCACACCCGTTGTATACCGCAGTTCTAGCTCTAACTGGAACTCAGCCGCCTATGACTCCGACAATCAAAAGGTTGTAGTAGCGGCTAAATTTGGAAGTGATGGGTGGGCTTATGTTGGCACTGTAAGCGGGACATCAATCAGCTTTGGCAGTGGTGTTCGATTTAACACAGGAGGAACAGAATATGTTGCTCTTGCTTATGACGCTAACGCTCAAAAAATGTTGATTGTGTATTCAGACCTAAGCGCCTCGTCAGCAGGAACCGCCGTTGTGGGAACAATTAGCGGTACATCAATTAGTTATGGTAGCGAAACTGAGTTTGAAAGTGGAGAGGCTAGATACATGTCAGCCGTTTATGACAGTGTGGCCCAAAAAGTAGTAATTGCTTATGAAGATCAAGGTAATTCTGATCGCGGTAAGTATGTAAATGCAACGATTGATGGAACCTCAGTTACTTTTACTTCTCCTTCTAACTTCCATACTGGCACTACGGATTATATTGCAACTGCTTTTGATTCTGACGAAGGCAAGGTGATAATTACATATCGTGACACAGGTGACAGTGACAAAGGCAAAGCTCTTGCCCAAACAACCGCGTACAGCCGACACAACTTAACATCAGAAAACTATATTGGAATATCTGATGCGGCATATTCTAACGGCGCAACTGCTACGGTTCAGGTTGTAGGCTCTGTAGATGACGCGCAAAGCAGCTTAACGCCGGGTCAAACGTATTATGTTCAGACAAATGGGACGTTAGCCACATCAGCGGGTTCTCCCAGTGTGGTTGCAGGCACGGCTGTAGCGGCTACTAAAATTATTGTTAAGGGTTAAAGCTTGAAAACCATTACTGAAAACTCAACCAAGCTGTCCAAGTATCTTTTTGAAGATAGCAAGGCTATAGATATGGGTTCTGACAGGATTACTGTTGGCGACCCGTCTGATCCTGATTTTTACATTGGTGATCTTCATTCTGGCAATGCCACGCTCACTGAGAACGTGACGGATGCGCCTTCTGATTGGAAGGGTAACCGATACACCTATGATCCTGCCGCCGATCCTAAATGGGTTCAAGACCCCGATTGGGTAGACCCTGCCGCCTAAAGGTATACGTTATGGCCTTGATTATTAAGGACAGAGTAAAAGAGACAACAACGACTACCGGCACGGGCAACGTGGCCTTGGGCGGTGCGGTTGGCAACTTTGTCACGTTTTCTTCTGTTCTGTCAGACAGTGACACCACTTACTACGCGATTGTAGACAGCAACAACTCTGATTTTGAGGTGGGGCTAGGGACATACGTCAGTAGCGGTAACACAATCGCTAGAACGACCGTGCTTGCAAGCTCAAACAGCGGCTCTGCTGTTAGCTTGTCAGCAGGAAGTAAAACTATTTTCTGCGCTTTCCCAGCCGACAAAGCGGTGGTTGAAGACGCCAACGGCGCGGTGTCTATTGAAAATCTACAGTTCGACACCAACGCTATTAAGTCTACAAACAGCAATGGCAACATACAGTTATTCCCAGCAGGCACTGGCTTTACTGAGTTATACGGGAATACCAATGCTGGCAAAATTCGTTTTAACTGCGAGTCCAACAGCCACGGTGTAACCTTGCAGGGGCCACCTCACAGCGCCTCTGCCACTTACACTCTAGAGCTTCCTAACGCAGACGGATCAGCAGGACAGCTTCTCAAGACAGACGGTAGTGGCAAGTTGGCTTTTACAAGCTCGCTTCCCGGTATCACTGCAACAGCGTCAGAGATCAACATTCTTGACGGGGTGACTGCGACCACCACAGAGATTAACTATCTGGACATCACTACCTTGGGTCTGACGCAGGCAAGCAAGGCGGTAACAGCAGATGCCAATGGTGTGGTCAGTTTTGACAACGGCACAATCGAAGAGGTCACGACCGTCACATCTAGCTCTAACGCGGCGACCATTAACTTACGCGACGGCAACCTCTTTGAGCATGATCTGACAGAAAACGTCACCTACACCTTCAGCAACCCAGCCGCGTCAGGCAGAGCTTCATCGTTTGTTTTGAAGGTGATACAGGACAGTAGTGCTAGAACGATTACATGGCCTTCAAGTGTAGATTGGCCTGCAGCTACAGCACCTACCCTGACCGCAACAAACAATGGTGTAGATGTATTTGTGTTCTTCACTATAGATGGCGGCACGACCTATTACGGCTTTGTTGCTGGGCAAGCAATGGGATGAACGTAGGCACTAAGCTATTACAAGCCGCCGCCGGTAACGCTGGTGAGGCTGTTTATGTTGATGATGTGTTTTCCACGAATTTGTGGACAGGTAATGATGGCACACAATCTATTGTTAATGGGGTGGATTTGTCTGGAGAAGGTGGCCTTGTTTGGATAAAAAATAGGGAGCAGACATATAACCATTATTTAACAGACACCGAGAGAGGTGCAACTAAGCAATTAAGCAGTAATACCGATGGTTCAGAAGTAACGTCATCTGTTCGCATAACAGCGTTTAATAACAATGGTTTTACTTTGGGGGGCAATGCGGCAACTAACGGGAGTACAAACGGAATTGTTGGCTGGACATTCCGCAAGGCAGAAAAGTTTTTTGACATTCTTACTTATACGGGAGATGGAACAACCTCTAGAACAATAAACCACAATCTCGGCTCTGTGCCTGGAATGATTATCGTAAAACGAACAGACGCCAGCACAAATTGGTCTGTTTATCACAGGGCAAGCCCTGTTAGTGGCAGTGGGAAAACATACAACCTAATACTACAAACTTACAATGCCGCTGGAAATAGTGATTTTTGGCCTACTACGCCGACATCAACTCAGTTTTTTTTGGGGGACTCAGACACCGCAGTTAACGCATCTGGTGGAACTTATGTAGCCTACCTATTTGGTCATAACGAAGCAGAATACGGGCAAAATTCTGACGAAGCCATTATTCAATGTGGAAGTTACGAGGGTAACGGAAATACAGTTGGGCCTATAGTTAACTTAGGGTTTGAGCCTCAGTGGTTACTTATTAAAAACATTGATGACGGTCAAGACGGTATGCACTGGTATATTTTTGACAATATGCGAGGCATGGTAACTGGAGGTGAAAACGTCAGGCTTAAAGCGAATAAAACTGATGCTGACGCTGGGGTGGGAAGCTCTAGCATTTTTGATGTTTCAGCTACAGGCTTTCAGTTAAATACTACTAGCGGTAGTTATAACGCTAATGGCAACACATTTATCTACATGGCTATCGCAAGACCCAACAAGCCAGCATCAGAGTTTGCGGCTAATAAATTGTTTTCTATGGATGGCGCTGGCAATGCTTCTGGCGATCCAGATTTTGTTTCAAATGATCATGTAGTCGATTGGGCTTTTTTAAAGTTACTTGCTGGTTCTGAGGGTGCTTATGCTACAGCAAGACCTACAGGTTCAACTTACATATCTTTATCTGGAGTAGATAAGGAATACGCAGATAGCACACTTGATAAAGATTTTCAGTCTGGGTTTGGTGACTCTACCAGCACTGCTGTTGCAAATTACCAAGCATGGATGTTCCGTAGAGCTAAAGGGTTCTTTGATGTTGTGACTTACACCGGCACTGGCTCTGCTACAACCATAAGTCACAATTTAGGTGTGGCGCCAGAGTTAATCCTTATTAAAAGAAGAAACGGGGCTGCCGATTGGGTATGGTACGTCGGTTCTTTAGGGGCTGGTAAGTATTTATATGGCGATGGGGGTGCTGAATTAACGGATTCTGGTATTTGGAATAATACTGCTCCTACCGCAAGTGTGTTTTCTCTGAACAACCAAAGTGGCAGTATAACTTACAGAATAAATGGTTCTGCAGACACTTACATAGCCGTTCTATGGGCAACGGTTGCTGGCATATCAAAAGTAGGTAGCTATACAGGCACAGGAAGCGACCTCAATGTTGACTGCGGTTTTAGTGCTGGTGCAAGGTTTGTGTTGATTAAGCGTACAGATGCATCATCAGATGGGTGGTATGTTTTTGATTCAGAAAGAGGCATTGTTGCTGGAGATGACCCGTACTTTTTACTCAACTCAACAGCCGCACAAGTTACCAACACAGATTACATAGACCCCCTATCTAGCGGCTTTACCGTTACATCATCAGCGCCAGCAGGGCTTAACGCTTCTAGCGGCACATACATATTTTTAGCAATCGCATAGGATTTGACATGGCAGAATATAGAAACAGGTCAAGCGGCGAGATAAAGACGGACACTCAACTCCGCGTTGAAAACAAAAACATGAGTTTTCCTAAAGCGTGGAATAGCTCTGTCCATGATGCGCTGGGTGTTGACCCTGTGTTAGAGGCTCCTGCTCCTGCTCCTAGCGCGGCATACAAAACTGTTGTGCGTAATGGCGCTGTGCAGGACGGTAAAGGTAACTGGGTATATGCGTGGAAAGAGCAAGAAATGTTTACTGAATACACCGATGGTAACGGTGATGTT